TGTTTCAACTCTTGATCTAAATTGCTTAACCCTGCTAGCGTTATCTGGTGAACGTGAACTTACAGATTTTTGTCAGACTGCTGCTCAGAAAGAAATTTTTGGCAGCAGTCAATCTGTAAGAAACGCGCTTACCAAAGCTGAAAAGAGAAGTCTTATTATAAAACAAGGTAAGGGTAAAAAGAAGATTAGGATAAACCCAGAGTTGAAAATACAAACTGAAGGGAATATTCTACTAGATTATAAAATAGTCAGAGTTGAATCCCAAAAAGTTTAAAAATATACTAGAAGAGATCATTAAAGATATTGATTGCGATAAGCAACTGGTATCTGATGTGATGGATTTCTATTGGACAAACGTCAGAAAAAGCATAGTTACTGTAGCACACCCTAGAATAAACATAGAAAGTTTGGGTGCATTTAGGGTAAAATCAACCATTCTGCAAAAGACTATAACCAAGTATAAAGTGACAATGCATGGTTTTAAGAACCCTGATTTTGCTAAATACCCCAGATATCAAAGTCTAAAAGACAGACTTGAGATTTTAGAGAAAGCTGCAGTACAGCTTAAAAGTGAAATAGATAGACACAGACAATTAAAAACCACCAGATATGCCGACACTATTAGAGGTTTGGAAGAAGAGGGGCAAGATACTTGAGGGTATCAAGAACTCTATATTTAAAGATGAACATGTTGAAGAAATTGCAGCAGAACGGGATAAAATATGTCAAGACTGTTCTGATATTGACAGAAGCGGTGACAAGTGTTTTGCTCCCGGAACTCAACCCTGTTGTGGCGTATGCGGTTGTTCACTCAAGTTTTTACAGAGGTCTCTATCGTCGAAATGTTCGGCGGGTAAATGGGAGGCTGTACTTACTGAAGAGGAGGAAGAAGCGCTTAATAAAAAACTTGAAAAAGATGCCAGTTAAATTTTTACCGGATGAGCATAAATACGTTAGTATTGATCCTTCCGAAAACATAAAGTGGACTAGTGTCACAACTGTGATATCTAACTACAAAGAGCATTTTGATGCGGATACCATCGCTGTAAAGTCTGCAAAGAATAAAAAAAGCAAGTGGTACGGTATGTCTCCCAAAGAGATAAAGGATGCTTGGAAGAGTGAGTCAGATAGAGCAATTAACCTAGGAACCTGGTACCATAATCAAAGGGAGTCTGATATATTAGGATGCTCAACTATTAATAGAGACGGACTCGATCTTAAAATAGTAAAGTCTTTAGAAGTAGATGGGGTAAAAACAGCTCCTATTCAGAAGTTAGACAATGGTATTTATCCTGAGCACTTTGTATATCTAAAATCAGCAGGTATCTGTGGACAATCTGATAGAGTAGAAATTGTAAACGGAAGAGTTGATATATATGATTACAAGACAAACAAGGAGATCAAAAAAGAATCGTACAAAAACTGGGAAGGAATATCTAAAAAGATGCTTCATCCAGTATCTCATCTTGATGATTGTAACTATAATCATTATGCTCTTCAGCTTAGTCTATACCTATATATGATTCTGAAGCATAACCCGAAACTAAAACCAGGTAAGCTGCTATTAGACCATGTAATATTTGAAGATGAAGGTGTTGACGATAAAGGCAATAAAATTCATAAATTAGATATAGAGGGTCGTCCTATTATTAAGAACATTGATAGACACGAACTACCTTATTTGAAGACTGAGGTTATTGCCATAATTAATCACATGAAAGAATGATTGTTCAGTTAAATCCAATGATTCCTATAAAACGTATAAAGGATGATATGGAGGGATATGCGTTTCTTGTTATAGACTATAGTCAGGAGCACGACATTTTATTTACGTGTGCAATGGATGATGGAGAGATTTGGACGCTAAGTAATAAAGAGATAAGATTTTGTAAGAATATAAGCTTAGACAGAAAATGATTGTAAAGTTATTTGACATACAGAACGGAATAGTTATACCAACAGAACATTGCTATACTCTTACGACCTTAAAGAAAATAATGGATAATCACCCAGATGATTACCTTAAGATTTATCAGTATATATTTTATATGACATGTCCAAACCCAGATACAAATCCGTTCTTTAATTTATCTGAGGTAGACAAAGAAGAGATAATCTTAGCTGAAATAGATGCTGAGTTTTCTACCGATGATGCAGATATAATAGGAGCAATTAAGTTCTGCTCTGATATGTATGAGACACCTACGTCTAGAGCATACAAAGGGATCAAGCAAATGCTTGATAAACTAGCTACTTACATGGAAAAAACTGAAATAACACACGGTAGAGATGGCAATATCAATTCACTCGTCAGCGCAGCAGCAAAATTCCAGCAAATCCGCGACAGCTACAAAGGTGCCTACAAAGACCTCCAGGATGAACAAAAAAGTCAAGTTAGAGGAGGACAAGGTCTTGCATACGACCAGTTATAGAGGTAAGTTTTTTGTAATCGATGTAGAACTGTATAACTGCCAGTTTCTGGTTAGTATAAATCAGGATAACGAAGATCTTGTTATATCTCTTATTGAAGCCCATGTTTTATATTCTGCAGAAGATCCTGAGTTAAAAGACTACATGGAGCACTTCATAGGAATGGAAAAAAATCACCTTGCTAGAACAGTAAAACATGATAATGGAGTAATTAGCATTAAGATAAATAAGTTTGATAAGAATGACGTTAATAATATGGCGACATTGGTTCACGAGTTATCACATGCTGTAATGTTTACTTTTGATAGAATAGGTATGCCGCATAATGCAGATACTGATGAAGCATATAGTTATTTGCTAGGATTTTTAATGAAGAAGTTTTTTGAGAACGTAGGATAACCTCTATCTTTATAGTATGGCTAAGACAAACATCGAAAAGACACCTCCAAAAGGAGAGATCAAGTTCTCAATTACTCTTTCAGAAGAGCAGAAAAAAGCTAAAGAACTGATTATCAGCACACCTTATAATTTTCTTATTGGATATGCTGGTAGTGGTAAGACTTTAGTTGCTGTGCAAATAGCACTAGATCTTTACTTTAAGAGAAGAGTAAATAAGATTATTATAACCAGACCTACTGTTTCAACTGAAGATAATGGGTTTATTCCAGGTTCTGAGAAGGAAAAAATGGAACCCTGGTTGGTACCTATCAAGTCTAATATGAGGAAAGTCTATGATAAACCGGACATTCTTACTAAGATGGAAGAAGAAGGTAATATAGAACTTGTCTCTCTCAGTTACTTTAGAGGTAGAACATTTGAAAATGCTGTTTGCATTATAGATGAGTTTCAGAACTTAACTAAGGCTCAGCTTCAAATGTGTGTAGGTAGACTAGGTAAGAACTCTATTATGATTTTTACAGGAGACATGCAACAGATAGATCTTAAGATAAAAAGTGAATCTGCAATTCATGATATTCCTAAAATAGAAAAATCACAGTTTGTAAATAAGATAGTTCTTACAGAGAATCATAGACATGAGGCTCTAAATGAAATACTTAAGTTGTTGAATGAGTACTGAAATCTACGAACATATACCTACTTATAGCGATGGAGAATGGACCTACACAGACTTTGAAAGTAGAAAAGATTTCTATGAGTTCTGCTTCTCAATCTTTAAAGAACCTGGGCAATATGAATTTGATGAAGTATCTAAACTGTTTAACGAACAAGCACGTCTGTTTAATAAAAACGGAATTTATTGCACAGCACCATCTGGAACTAAAGACTTTATAAAATACTGGGATACGGAGAAAGAAAAGTGTAGAAAGGGTGTAATATATAAATCAGATACCAAAGCTTGGTATATTACCCGTGACTACTATATGTGGTTAAACTTTCTTCCTATCTTCAATAAGGAAACACAGAAGTATGGATTTGCCGATGTAAGAGATGCACAGTATCACATGGCATTATATGAGATACTTGCAGAACTTGACTATAAGCACTGTGCTATTCTAAAGAAACGTCAGATTGCTAGTTCTTACTTCCACTGCGGAAAGCTTATAAATCAAATATGGTTTGAGGAAGGGGTTACTCTAAAGATGGGAGCTAGTCTCAAGGATTATATTAATGAGAAGGGTAGCTGGAAGTTCTTGAATGAATACGAATCATTCTTAAATAAACATACTGCTTGGTATCGTCCTATGAACCCTAACAAAACAATGTTCTGGCAACAGAAGATTGAGATATCAAATTTTGTTGGTGGACAGAAGAGAAAGACTGAGATAGGTCTAAAGGGTGTGATCCAAGCAATGTCTTTTGAAAAAAGTCCTACTACGGGTGTTGGTGGTCCTACTAAATACTTCTTTCACGAAGAAGCTGGTATTGCACCGAAGATGAATCAGACCTACGAATACCTACGACCTGCACTTAGATCTGGTATGATTACCACGGGTACATTTATAGCAGCAGGTTCTGTCGGTGACTTGAGTCAGTGTGACCCGCTTAAAAAACTGATCTTACACCCGGAAGCGAATGATATATATGCTGTCTTTTCTGATCTTATAGATAATAAAGGAACAATAGGTACAACGGGTTTATTTATACCGGAACAGTGGTCTATGCCACCGTATGTAGATAAGTTTGGTAATTCACAGGTTCCTGAAGCACTTACAGCACTTGATGAGCTATTTGCTAAATGGAAGAAAGAACTGGATCCTCAGGAATACCAGCTTCGTATATCTCAGCACCCTAGAAATGTAAAAGAAGCATTTGACTTCAGAACCTTGTCTTTATTCCCTGCACATTTGGTCACAGGTCAAATGCATAGAATAGATGATAAAGAATACCCTTATGAGTTTTTAGATATTTACAGAAACATACAGGGTGGAGTTGATGTACAGACTACTAATAAGATGCCTATCATGGAGTTCCCGGTTACTAAAAATACCGAGGACAAAACAGGTACACTAGTAGTGTGGGAAAGACCTGTAAAGGATCCTGAGTTTGGTATGTACTACGCTTCTATTGACCCCGTATCAGAAGGTAAGACAACTACCTCAGAATCACTATGTTCCATTTATATTTATAAAACTCCTGTAGAAGTAACTAAAAATAATGGTTCCGAGATACAGACATATATCGAGAGAGACAAGATTGTAGCTGCTTGGTGTGGTCGTTTTGACGATATTAAAAAGACTCACGAGAGACTTGAATTAATTATAGAGTGGTATAACGCATGGACAATAGTGGAAAATAACATTCCGCAGTTTATTACCTACATGATTGATAGGAAAAAGCAGCGTTATCTAGTACCCAGAAGTCAGATATTATTCTTAAAAGATATTGGTGCAAACGCTAACGTTTACCAGGAATATGGGTGGAGAAATACAGGTACTCTATTTAAGAGTCACATGATTAGCTACGCTATTGATTTTTTAACTGAGGAACTAGATCAAGAAGTTACATCGGAAGGTAAAGTTGTAAAGACTACTTATGGTATAGAAAGGATACCAGATCCTATGCTTTTAAAAGAAATGATGGAGTATAGAGATGGTGTAAACGTCGATAGATTAGTATCATTTGCTGCATTAATAGCTTTTGCTAAAGTCCAACAAGCAAACAGGGGATATAAAAAGAGATACGAGGAGACGGAGAATGTAAAAAAGTTGGATAATAATGATAAATTCAGTAAATTAATTAGGAGCCCGTTTCGTCATATTGGCGGATCTGGTAATACTTTTGGCATGAGGGTTCCTAAACAACCGTTCAGAAATTTAAGATAATATGCAAGTATATAACGCCCTACAAGTTAAAGCAGGTGCTAAGACAGAGTACAACAAAATGGGTACTCTCAATCAGCCTATACAATTTTTACCTAGATCTAAAAAAGACGAAGATTGGGCAGCATGGTGTCTAGATTGGTTGGAGTGGCAAGGGTTAAAGATGGTGCGCAGAAATGCACGTCGTCTTATGAAGAACTACAAACTTGCAAAAGGACTTATTGATAGAACTGACTATGTAATTGAAGAGGATAACGAGTACGCAGATTTAATTGATACCCTAACTAAAGAGGATGCGTCCGCACTAGAATTAAAATTCTATCCTATTATCCCTAATGTAATTAATACTCTTACTGCTGAATTTTCTAAAAGAGTTACTAGAGTAACTTATGGTGCTGTTGACGAATACTCCTACAATGAAATGTTGGAGCAAAAGAAAGCAGAAGTAGAACAGTTATTGGTTAGCGATGCTAAGCGTAAAATAACTGAAAGAATGCTGATGATGGGTGCAGATCCAGAGAGTCCTGAGTTTCAGGAACAAACATCTCCAGAAGCATTAAGAAGTTTACCTGAAATTGAAGCATTCTATCAGAAGGATTACCGCTCAATGATTGAACAGTGGGCAGAACATCAGCATAGAGTTGATA